CGCATCCTTCCTCCTCCCCCGTTAGATCCGGATGACCAAACTGAAGCTTGGAATCGTTTTCATGGTTGGTTCGATATGCGCCACCTTTTGGTGCCAGAACCTGAGTTGCTTCATGAAGATTTGGTTGCAGATTGGATCTTGCACTTCGACGATGGTCGTAAGAAGGGGCTTTATACTCTTGCCTGGCGTATGGTCTGTGAAAACGGATTTGAACTGGTCGAGTCGAGGGTGCGCACTACAGAGTTGATGGTCAAGGTCGATGAATTGTTGTTCCGCATTGATGGGGATGGCGAGGTCTCATGTAAACCTCGTGCCATTGCGAATGTGGACAATGCTGTGCAAATAATGGTGGGCCCTCCCGTTTACGCTGCTCAAAAGCGTTTGGCCTATCAATGGTCCGTTCACAGCGTTCCTTATCCTTTTGAGGACGTTCTCATTTGGCCTGTGTATGCTGGCATGGTGTGCGACCACGATTTGGACATTTGGCTCACCCGTCTCCACGATTTTATTTCGATTGCCTTGGCCGCTGATAAGTGTATGATAGCGGTCTTGGTGTGTGGAGACGATTCTCTGGTTTGCATTGTTCATCATGGCCGCATTGTTTGGATTGAGGCAGACGCCAGCATGTATGATCAATCTCAATCCATTGGTCCCTTGGAATTTGAGCACATGATGCTCCGATGGCTGGGAGTGCCGAGGTCTACCACCAATATCTTGAGGAAGCTTAGTGCAAATGTGTTTCGTTTGTCCTTTAAGCATGGGCCTAGAATGAAGATCGAGAAAGACGATCGTCCCATGCGTGATACTGGTGGTGTTGATACTTCGGTTGGAAACTCTTTAGTCATGTTGGCGGCTTGGATCTTCAGCTATCTACGTTATGGATTAGATTTTCAGATCGGTTTCGTAGAGCTTGGGTTTGACATGAAGTACCGTTGCCGTGACACTTTCCAAGGTTTGACTTTTCTCAAGGGCCTGTGGTACCCTGTTGCTAGTGGTTGGCGCTGGGGTCCTTTACCTTCGCGTCTTCTTAAAGTTGGCAAAACGTGGCAAGATCCGAGAAATTTGTATAAAGGCGATCTTCCTGAAGCCGCC